ATTCACTTCAACGGTGATCGCTGGAGCTTAGCAGCACCCTTTTCTTTTGAAAAAATTGAGGAGGGAATGAAGAAGTTGACTCAGGCTTTTGCCGAATGTCTTTCTATAGCTGAAGACCAGACAATCAGCGCTCCGGAGCCAGTAGCACTGAGCACGTTGGAGGATCCTATTCCCCAAAGTGCCATGTGTCATGAGGAGTTGCCCCACGTACAATTCTACGGAAAACTGCCTGGGGCTGTCAATGCGAGTTTGAAAAGCAAGCTGAAACTGTCTCCGTTTGGAGTCGATCGTGAGTTCGAGGAAGTGTTTTATCACGTTTTCGGGCACATTGACGGTTCTATGTACACGCGTCCGCATATGGGCAAGTGTATAATCAATGGAGAGTGGAAGTCGCCCTGGAACGAGTGGTACAAGAAGATCAATCGATCTGCTAAGCCCTTGGATAGGAAATTGATGCGCAAGTGTATCGATCAGTTTCTGGAATTTTCCCTCAAAAACCTTGAAATGTATAAGGTTGGCGATTTGGCTCCATATAGTATGATGGAGGCAATTAATGGGGTTCCAGGTGATGCTTACTTTTCGCGTATAAATGCATCCACTGGTGGAGGTTTCGGATTTCCTGGGAAGAAAAGTGATCATTTGATTCTTCAAGAGGATGGTGTCACTCGGATTCCTACTCCAGAGCTACAGAAAGAAATTGAACGATGCCTGAATGCATTGTACAGTGGTGAGGCGGTGCACTTTTGTTACAATACTGCGCTGAAGGACGAACCTCGTCCTAAAGCAAAAGTTGACAAGTGCAAAACGAGAGTTTTTTATATCTCTCCGTTGCCGGCTCTCATTATTTGCCGTATGTTTCTTGGGCCTTTGTATTCGCTAATGGTACAACATGGTGATGCGTTTTGCGCAGCTCTCGGCATCAACATGCACAGAGAAGGTGCTAAGTTGTTTGATGACTTAGATGCCTTTTCGAATGTGTTTGAAGATGGCGATTGGGGAGGTTTCGACACGTCGATGCCCTCTGATGTAGCAATGATGGTGGCAACCTACGCGCGTGATTTCTTCACGGCGAAGGGTTATAATACCGTAGCTGTGCGTATCGTTGTAGCGCTGCTGACAGAAGCGTCCTCACCTTTTGTGAATGTCTTAAGTGATATTCTTGAGGTGAATGGATTACAACCGTCCGGACAGTACGGTACGGCAGAGAACAATTGTTTGCGCTCAGTTATGTGTTTCTTGATGTATTGGAACTCGACTCCAGAGTTACGTGATTCCTCATTTTTTACGTATGTGATGATGAGGGTCTACGGTGATGATGTGATGATGAGTGTCATCAAGGATAAAGCTGAGCATTTCAACCCAGTTAAGATTGGTGTTTTCGCTAGTGAGGTCCTAGGTATGGAGTTCACTTCGGCAAACAAGACCGGTGCGTTGGCACTGAGTGTCACAAAGAGTGAGGCTTCATTCCTAAAGCGTGTGTGCATTGAGCACCCGTTGGACGGGACGCATGTTGCCCCGCTTGAGAAGGATTCTATTTACAAAATGCTGCAATGGACGTTGCCGTCAAGTGCAGTTTCGCCGTCAGAACAGATGGCGATGACTGTTGATTCAGCACTGCGTGAGTCTTTCTTTTGGTTGGGTAAGGAAGCATTTGATTTGTGGAGAGAGTATCTTCGCAAGGTCTTTGATCGCACTTATGGAAGTGAGCACGTTTTTGAACGGCACTTCCACACGTATGAAAAACTCGTTGATGAGTATTTCATGCCAGGGGACGGTGGCCCCCTACCTAATTTTGAAGACGCTCCCCCTACCCCGAACGAAAGGGCGGGCGTCGAGTCACTTACCGTTACGTGTCCGGTACATAGTGGACTTCGTTCGATTTGCGAATATGGGTTGGACCGCTCTTTTCGTAAATTCCCAAACCAATGGTCAGAGAATTTTGTTGATGCCTTGAAGGACACGTTAGATGACCTTCGTGTAGAGGAGAAAGAGTTAGAGGACGAGCTGGCGAACAGGATTAATCCTTTTCCCGGAATGTCACTGCAGGATGCAAGACGTACGACCAGTTATATGGCTGAGGCGTCTGTCAGACGCACCACAGAGGATTACCACTACGATCTCAATAAATTGAACGCTGTAAAGCGAACGATTGAGGTAGTGGAAAGTGCTATAAGGCGACATTCGGAGAATGTTAGGTTTGTAGTGCAATCCGCAAGTGAAGCTATGCCTTCCATAGGACCAGTTGAT